CGGTCATCGTCGTCGGTCCTGAACTGAAGATGCACGAGATGGGTATTCCGAAGGATATGGCGGCCGAACTCTATAAGCCGTTCGTAATCCGCAAGCTCATCGAGCGCGGTATCGTCAAGACGGTGAAATCGGCCAAGAAGATCATCGACCGGAAAGACCCCGTTATCTGGGGTATTCTGGAGAACGTCATCAAGGGGCATCCGGTGCTGATGAACCGTGCCCCGACGCTGCACCGTCTGGGTATCCAGGCCTTCCAGCCCAAACTGATCGAGGGCAAGGCCATGCAGCTGCACCCGTTGGCTTGTACGGCGTTCAACGCCGACTTCGACGGTGACCAGATGGCCGTGCATCTGCCGCTGGGCAATGCCGCCATTCTGGAGGCCCAGCTGCTCATGCTCGGTTCGCACAACGTCCTGAACCCCGCGAACGGCGCTCCTATCACCGTGCCTTCGCAGGACATGGTTCTCGGTCTGTACTATATCACCAAGCCCCGCAAGGGCGTCAAAGGCGAAGGCCTTACTTTCTATGGTCCCGAGGAGGCGATCATCGCTTACAACGAGAAGCGGGCCGATCTGCATGCGCAGGTGAAATGTATGGTCAGCGACGTGGACGAGAACGGCAACAAGGTGCGGGTACTGAAGGAAACGACTATCGGCCGCATCCTGTTCAACCAGGTGGTGCCCGAAGAGGTCGGTTATATCAATGAGGTGCTTACCAAGCGTTCGCTGCGCGACATCATCGCCGTGGTGATGAAGAAGGCGGGTGCCGACAAGGTGGCTGCATTCCTCGACGATATCAAGGCGATGGGGTACCAGATGGCCTTCCAGGGCGGTCTGTCGTTCAACCTCGATGCCGTTATTATTCCCGAGGAGAAGGAGAAACTGGTCCAGGAGGGATACGAGCGTGCCGACGAGGTGATCGAATCCTACAACATGGGTCTTATCACCAACAACGAACGCTACAACCAGATCATCGACATCTGGACCAATATCAATACGAAACTCACCAAGACGGTGATCGACACCCTGATCAAGGATGACGACGGTTTCAACCCGGTCTATATGATGCTGGACTCCGGAGCCCGCGGTTCGAAGGAGCAGATCCGTCAGCTTTCGGGTATGCGCGGTCTGATGGCCAAGCCGCAGAAGTCTGGTGTCGAGGGCGGTCAGCAAGTTATCGAAAACCCGATTCTCTCGAACTTCAAGGAGGGTCTTTCGGTGCTCGAATACTTCATCTCTACGCACGGTGCCCGTAAGGGTTTGGCCGATACGGCGCTGAAAACGGCCGATGCCGGTTACCTGACGCGCCGTCTGGTGGACGTTGCGCAGGATGTAATCATCAACGAGGAGGATTGCGGTACGCTGCGCGGTTTGACGGCTACGGCCATCAAGCGCAACGACGACGTGGTGCAGACGCTCTACGATCGCATCCTGGGCCGCACGGCTCTGAACGATGTGATTCACCCGCTCACGGGCGAGGTGCTCTGCAAGGCCGGTGAGGAGATCACGGAGTCGATTGCCGAGGCCATCGAGAAATCGCCGCTGGAGTCCGTCGAAATCCGTTCGGTGCTTACCTGCGAATCGCGTCGCGGCGTTTGTGCGAAGTGCTACGGACGCAACCTGGCTACGGCCCGCATGGTACAGCGCGGCGAAGTGGTCGGCGTCATCGCGGCACAGTCCATCGGTGAGCCGGGTACGCAGCTGACCCTCCGTACGTTCCACGTCGGCGGTGTGGCGGCCGGTACGGCTGTCGAGACCAATGTGGTTTCGAAATACGAAGGTCGTCTGGAGATCGACGAGCTTCGCACCGTGAAGGGCAAGAACCCGCAGGGCGAAGCCGTGGACATCGTCATTTCGCGTCAGTCGGAGTTCCGCATCGTGGATCCCAAGACCGAAATCGTGCTTTATACGCACAACCTGCCTTACGGTTCGATGCTCTATATGAGCGACGGCGCCGAGGTCAAGAAGGGCGACATGATCTGCGAGTGGGATCCGTACAACGCGGTAATCATCTCCGAGCATGAGGGTAAAGCTGTTTATGACAGTGTTATCGAGGGTGTTACTTACCGTGACGAGCGCGATGAGCAGACCGGTCTTTCGGAGAAGGTAATCATCGAATCCAAGGATAAGACCAAGAACCCCGTGATCAAGGTGATCAACAAGGAGGGCGAAGAGGTCAAATCCTACAACTTGCCGGTGTCGGCCCACGTGGTTGTCAAGGACAATGCAAAGATCAAGGCCGGCGATATCCTGATCAAGATCCCGCGTGCCGTCGGCAAGTCGGGCGGCGATATCACCGGTGGTCTGCCGCGTGTTACGGAGTTGTTCGAGGCCCGCAACCCGTCCAATCCGGCCATCGTTTCGGAGATCGACGGCGAGGTGACCTTCGGCAAGATCAAGCGCGGTAACCGTGAGATCATCATCACGTCAAAAGAAGGTGACGTACGCCGTTACCTGGTGCCGCTGTCGCGTCAGATCATCGTTCAGGAGAACGACTACGTGAAGGCCGGCGGTGCGCTTTCGGACGGTGCCATTACCCCGAGCGATATTCTCAATATCCTGGGTCTGACGAAGGTGCAGGAGTACATCGTCAATGAGGTGCAGGAGGTGTACCGTATGCAGGGCGTGAAGATCAACGACAAGCATTTCGAGGTGATCGTACGCCAGATGATGTCGAAAGTCAAGATCGAAGATCCGGGTGATACCCGCTTCTTCGAGGATCAGATCGTCGATAAATGGGAGTTTATGGACGTGAACGACGAGCTTTATGACAAGGTGGTCGTAACGGATGCCGGCGACTCTACGGCCGTACAGCCGGGGCAGATTATCTCGATGCGCAAGTTGCGTGACGAGAATTCGAGCCTCAAGCGTCGTGACCTGAATCTCGTCAAGGTGCGTGATATCGTTCCTGCGACTTCCACGCAGATTCTGCAGGGTATCACCCGTGCCGCATTGCAGACTTCGAGCTTCATTTCGGCCGCTTCCTTCCAGGAGACGACCAAGGTGCTGAACGAAGCTGCGATCCAGGGCAAGGTCGATCCGTTGGAGAACCTGAAGGAGAACGTGATTTGCGGCCACCTGATTCCCGGCGGTACCGGTATGCGGGAGTACGACAATCTGGTCGTAGGATTGAAGGAGGATCTGGAGGCGATTCAGGCTGCCAAGTAATAGATAATTTTTATCATAATCGAACGGGAGCAGACGGAAAGTCTGCTCCCGTTTTTTATGGGGTTTTGTCACCTGCTTGCGGAAGATGGCGGACTTCGTTGTGGAGTTTTTGGTCGCTTCACAGTTCAAGCTATGCCGGGCGAATAACCGGGACACCGAATTGTTTCGGTTCGTTTTTGTGGCCGCAATGGAAGAACCCGGATCGAACGCAACTATTTCGGATGTCGATATAATCGGCGGTATGCCGTTGAAAGCTGGCTTTCGATCGGATTATATGGAGAGCAATATGCGAACAGGACGACCGGGTAGGTCGTCCTGAAGAGAAGATAGTAGCTCCACCGCGACTCGAACGCGAATTTGAAGTTTAGGAAACTCATGTCCTATTACTGTAAATCAGCCGATTGTGAGGCTTTTTGTATTTTTTGTAGAACTATTGTAGAACTTCTGTAATTTCTATGGAAAATCCCCTGTCTCCCGAAAGCTACAGAGGATTTTTAATGCAACACCGATTTGGATCGGATGGTACAAAGATAGTCATTACATCTTAAATAAACAAGCCGTGCGGACTTCACAGTTGGCACGGCTCAAAAAGTTCTTATGTTCCACAAATTATTTCTTCTTTCGTTTCAACTCTATGTATTCAGAGTAAACTATCTTGGTGTACGGGCTGGAGCTTCTTATCTCCTGCCTTATTGCTTTTGTTCCCCATTTGAAGAACCACCATTTATGCGGCACTCTATGTACTACCTGAATGAGTGTATCTACTGTTTGAATCCTGCCAGTAAACATACCTTTGTCAATAGTACCGTCAAGCTCAACCCACGGATCTTTGAATGTGATCCTTTTCAATGTGTCTATCAAAGTAGTGTGAACTGGAATCAACTTCAAACTATCCGGCACACGGTAAACTATGCTATCCCGTACTTCCGTCTTTATCGGCACTTCCGTTTTCGTTGCAGTAGTTGAAACAGACTGGATGCGCTTTATCTTCACATTGAGATCCTCAACCGTCTTAACAAGCTCATCGCAATGTTCCTGTAGCTCTGACTTAGACAACTCCAACGATTGAACGGATGCGGCATACTTGCCGGATTCTGTCTTGTAGTAGGCTACATCCTCCAGTAGTGCCGTCTGGTTGTTCTGTAGTCTGTCACGTTCAGACTGGAGCGATCGGACACGGTAGAATAGGAAAGTGATTGCCGCCAAAAGAACGGCAAACGCTATGATCACATACTTACGCATACTTCTCAATGTATTTGGTTATTGAATCCACATGAAGTTTCACAACAGCCGCCTTTCCCTCCGGGGAAAGAAGAAACTTGCAATCCCTTTCGTTATCCATGAAGAAGTTTTCTGTAAGTACAGCCGGGCAAGTGGTTTTTCGGAGAATGTAGAAATTGCTTTCCCAATCACCGTCCCCATCGCTCCAGTCACCACGGATCTTCCAGTCCTTACCGAACATTTCATTTGCGGTGTCCCAGAAGATTTGTGCAAGATCATCGGCTTTTGTCTTTCCGGGATATGTGTGTATCTCCCATCCCGTACCATTTCCATTGGAAGCGTTTACATGAATAGATACAAGAATAGTCTTGTTTTTACCATATCTTGCAGCCGCTTCATTAGCTCTTCTTGCTCTCTCTTCCAACGGTACATCTATACTTTCTTTAACCAGTAATTCGCAATCCACACCTTTTGCAATAAGCTGGTTATATACAGCATTTGCTATTTCTCTGGCATACTGCCATTCATACAACTGTGAGCCATCAGCCCATTTTGGAGATCGTTTTCCACGTGTGTTTTCACCGTGGCCGTTATCAATCAGTACCAACATTGTTTTGTTCCTTTCCTTTTTTGTTTCGTTCACTAATCGCTTTGTTTATTCCACCACCAGCCATAAAACCACCTATACAGAGCATAAACACTCCCATAGCATCAAGATCGGTTTTAATATATCCGTTGGTGCATACATCCCAGATAAGGCAAAATCCAATACAAATCCCTATAAATGCACCTATCAGAATTGATAGTACCAGTGCAAATGATTTACTGCTATCAAGTGTATCAGCCTTTATCAGACTTTTCAGATACTCCACTATTCTTATTCTCTGCATAGTCATTTTTGTTTTTATTTATATCATCATCTTCATAGAAAGCATCATAATCTCCAGAGGCAAGTTTTTTTAATCGGCAATAAGTCCTTTTTGGTAGTCTGCCCTTAAAGCACTCATCATCCGGTCTTACACATTCATTGTGACGTGCCTCTCTTAGCGCAAGCTCCAACTCTGCATTTTTCTTGATCAGATCCAGCCTTTCATTTTCAAGTGATCGTACTTGCCTATATAGCTCATCCACTTTCTTATTCAGAGAAGATATTTCTTGTTTTGCATCATCTACTTCTTTTCTAACTCTATTGTAATCCTCTATAATAGATTTATACTCCGCCTTGAAAGCATCTGCCGCTGTAACACGGTTTATGTTTTTCCTATTAAGTAGATATTTTAATAGTTCCAATCCGCCAAGTGCTGACACTATGGAGGCAAAGGCAAGTAAAATTTCTTTCCAGTCATTCATTACCTTTTTCTTCTATACTTGTTTCGTTTATAATACTCGAAGTTATCCTTGTCCTCTTGCGTGATCTTTGACTTAGGAGAAAAGAACTTGAATCCTGTATTATTCCCGAAACGCACTACCTTAATGATAGCACGGAATGGGAAAGTACGATTTGGATTGCAGACTACATCTTTCAGCCTCTTACTATCAGTAAAGAAAGCCGACCGACCTGCGCCCTCACCAAAGGCAACAAGTGTTCTCGTTCCGTTCTCTGTCTGTACATCAGACTTTACGCCAGTGAATACGATCACTTCATTTATCAGAGCATCCACGCTGGAGTATTCGCAATCAAAAAGATCGCTATCCCCAGCGTTGGAATCCAGCTCTTCTTCAAAATCTTCAATCATACTATAAATCAGTTGGAATGTTGTACGTTTCAGCATCGGCATCAATCATGTTGCGGATTGCAAGACGATCTTTCAAGAAGTTCTCATAAGGCTTCTTGTAGCTCTCATCCAGCAGTCCGAGCATGGCAGACTGGTATTCATTCATCAGCTTGCTTTCCGTCTTAGATGGGTACTTTGCAGTAAGCAATGTGCTGAAAATGTTGTCCGCTGTCTTTGGGTATTCCACCCTAACGCTGTCATACTGGAACATCTTTCCAGTAGCCTTTTCGTCATCGTCAGAGGTAACAGTTATGCCACCCTCTTTTCCCTTGATTACCGATACTTCTTTGATGTTGTGGTTGTACATGAATGTACCCTGCCCGTTGTACAAGTCATAGATAACCTCCGGCTTTTCGTCAGCCAGCAACCCGATAAATAATCCTGTTGTTTCCATTTTTCAAACATTTATTAAAGATGAATTTACTGTGTTCCTCCGAGCATCTGATTACCCAGCCGTATTCAGACGGGAAGAGGTGTTTTACATCGTTCATGTCTTTGATCTCGTATTTCTTCTTGACTTTGTTCAGCTTCCTATAGAACCTCATAAGTATGCCCTTGCGGAGCAAGATACCGTAGTGATTCTGTTTGAAGCCCACATAGTCTATACAACGATCATCGACCGGGAAGATCTGCCAGTTCGGTTTTATCTCCAGTTTCAGTTCCGAAGCCAAGTAAAGTCCCATCATGTCAAGTATGAAATGCAGTGCTTCCTTGCTGGAGCAAAGGACTACTATATCATCCATATATCGGTAGTAGTATATCTTCACCCCAAATTTCGCCATCACCATTCTTGCAAGATCTTCTTTCACCCAGTGATCGAAGTATGCGAGGTATAGATTGGCAAAATACTGGCTTGTGAAATTACCTATTGGCAAACCGATTGTTTTACCGTTGCTATCTATAATTCTATCCAACAGCCAAAGCATCTGATCATCCGATATGGTGTAACGGATTATTCGCTTCATAGATGCGTGATCCACATTGTCGAAATACTTTCTTATATCTATCTTCAAGCAATACTTAGTGCCTTTCTTATCCAGCATCATATCCCTATGCAGATCTTCCATGCACTTGTGTACGCCTCTTCCTTTGATACAAGCGTAAGTGTTTGACGTGAATATGTGCGTCCAATGTTGCCCAAGCACATTGATAACGCAATGGTGGACTATGCGATCAGGATAGAAAGGTGCAATCATAATCAGCCTTTCTTTCGGCTCATATATAGTCTTAGTCTTGTATTCGCCCGGCTGGTAGGTCATATTCCTTAGCTGGAAATACAAGTCTGTCATGCACTCAATAATGTTATTGTTGAACTTCCGTATCTCTGTACGATCGCCCTTTCCTTTCTGTGCATTATATTGTGCCCTAACGAGGTTTGCGGGTTCGTAGATAAGAGGATAGATATTCTTTAGTTTCTTGCTTTTGGATATATAGAGGCTACCAGTATCGCCAATATAATATCCGCAATCCTCAATATCACTATATCCGTTAAACATCGTATCGCTACTGTAACATAAGCCGTATTCTGTCTTTATCAAGCCCATTGTGCCGTTGGTCTAAATCGGAGCTTTCAATTACTTACTAACACCGTTTTAATTCGTCTTTTTTTACCAGCTACCAGTATTCCGATAGCCCCTGTGTGGTAAGGTCATGGTGATCACAGTTATATTTTATAAAGTTGAAACCACGGTAAAAGCGGAACCCAATGTTCGCATTCGAGTTCGAGGAGCGATTATTCGTATTCAGATAACCGAAACCCGCATTCGCACCATTATTCGCATTCCCAGCGAGCAGGGCACCACCTATCACCATCAACCTGTTTATTCTTTTTTCTTTCTCAATTCACGTTCTCAAAAAATCCCCCGTGTTCCGCCATTTTGCAGTCCGTTAAAAACGGCACAAGCGGAACCCAATGTTCGCATACGAGTACGAGGAGCGATAACTCGTAAGCAGATAACCGAAACCCGCATACGCACCAGAAAGCGCAGCCCCAGCGAGCAGGGCACCATACCATCCCGGAGAAGCCCAGCCTGAATCATCTACACAAGTGTAGAAGTAATCACAGCCACCAGCAGCGGCAGAACCACCTACAGTTTCAGGGAAAGCATACCCCTTGCTTGAATGGGCGAATTGTAGAATATATCCATCGTTGCGTGGCAATTCAGTGATAGCCTCATATCCATCTGGTACGGAAGTAGCGGAATCGGAGTGTGAAGTGAATTTGGTAGGATCTTCACAGACATAGGCGATAGAAACATCTGACTTGTGCCAGATAAGTACATCATCCGCAAGATACCAGAGGTATTCATACGGCACTTCCAATCCACGATAAGAAGTAACCTGTACAGTCTTATCTCCACCAGTCCATCCCTTGATAACATAAGGAACTCTTCCTGTATTGTTTCCAAGTGTTGCAGTAACACCGCAAGGGATGAAAGGCTTATATCCTCCCCAAGTGTTCCATTCCGTACCGTTTACGGCAGTACCGTTTCCAAGTCCTCCTTGATGATACCCCTCCGAGGTCAAAGATTCATTGTAGGTGTCTTGACAATTAAGAGAAGCATACTCCAGCCTCTGCAACCAAGCGATTTCATTGTAAACACGATAAACTCCCAAATGAGTGCCATTCTTACAAGCGGCACGTGCTGTAGCTTTTGTAATTGAAGTACGAGGCATACCCAGCATAGAGTTGTAAGTTCCATCTTTGGAAGCATCGCCAGATCCAGAACCACCCCTGTAGTTTGAAGCGTTGTCGGTCAGCTTCACATAGCCGCTTGCATCACGGGCGATATTGTCACCGTCCCAAGTGAGGAAACAGCCGGAAACAGCCTCATTCGTATCTATCTTGATTGTAGCAAACCACGGAGATACCGTTTTGCGCTCCATCTTGACAAAGCCCGGCAAAGGATATTCAGAATAGGCACGAATCCACTTTGTGCCCTCTATCTCCAGCCTGAAATAATACTCCGGCTTCTCCAGCATCACATTACCGTCCGTACTGTCTATCACAGCGGCAGCACCGCTGTCTTTCTTACGACTGTCATTCGGATGCAAGTAGTATTTTACCGATCCGTCTGGATTTTCAACGAATCGTTTTAGTTTCGCCTGAATCGGAAGCGTCTTGTGCAAGTCCAGATTACCAACCCTTTTGAGTTTGTAATCACGGCTTGTAAAATCTCCCTCTATTCCGTACCACATATCATACGGATATTGCGGTTTCGTGTTACCGCTGCCTAACAAAAGTCCCATATCATTTGTTTCTAATGATTTCACCTGCACCCCAATAAATCTCATACTTCTGCAAGTCTATAGCGTTTGGGGCAATCTCCACTATAGCCGCTGGTGTCCAGTCGCCAACTGGTACTGGAATGTTGCCAAACGAAGTATCACAGATCAGCTTACAATTAAGAAGCGTATCGGAAACCATTTCCGTTGCGCTTTTGCTACGCACATATACCGAAAACGGATTTCCGCCCAATTTGAATCCATTACTAAGATCCGATACTTGCCCTTTGGCTAACACTCTAAGGCTGTACATATCATTATCCATAATTCACCAAGTTAATTCTAACTGCAAATATACTTATTTATGTGTTCCTTAAACACACTTTTAGACGAAAAATATACCATCAAACCATTATATACCTCCTTTCCATATAAAATAGATTACTAAGGCTTGCAAGATTTGACCTACCAAGCCACCTAATAGCGTGGCAATGAGATCCAGCCAATCCCATTTTCCACCATAAGAACGATCCTTAAATTCCATACCAGCCGCCAATCCTGCTACAAACAGAATTGTAAGCAAAAACGCACATGGTATTGCATAAGCCAAATGTTTTGTTCTATTACTCTCTTTTATCCAACTCATATCAAATAATTTATTAAAATTTATATTGCCATGACGGTGCGAAGATTATAAATTCGCAACTACCATCATTTCTGGTAGAATCATCAGAAGTCCAGACATCAAAATAGGTAGATGAAAGGGACATAATAGTACCCTTTATTGGAGCATCGGATTCGCCATAAGAATTTCCATATCCGGTTAATAATACTTTATATCCAGATGGAACATTTGAGCTTGAAAATGAAATTCTATATTTCCCTGCGTCTTGACGTGACACAGAAAGGATAGATGTTATTGATCTTCCGTCCCACCACGTTCCACTTAATGACGCTCCTGTATTATATCCATTAATTCGACCAATGGCCAAAACAAGAGGGAATCTTCCTTTCGCTTCGCTGTTCACAAAATCTCCCCATGAAAAACGGCTTGTGATTTCCCATCTTGCTTTTCTTACGCTTTCAGTAGATCCGGGTAATTCAAAACAAGTCATTTCTACTATTTCTTGTGGCCTTACCAAAGCATAATATTCATGTACACTCATTGATATGCCATCTTCTACACTGAAACTATATACTCCAATCTGATAATTTCCTTTACCATAAGCACCACTATTATACAATCTGCATACTTTACCAATATCATCAGCTTCTTGTCCCATACTGATATTTTTTGTAGATGTAGTTTCTGGTAAATAAAAGATATTCACGTCTGAAAAGTTTCCTGAATATCCCGTAGATAATTGCAGTGTTCCTTTCAATCGTACTTCTCCATTTCTACCATCCAGATAAACACTACCATTTTGAGCTTCCAGCCTATTGTTTCTGAAAACCCATCCGGCTATGTTTGCATTTTCAGCCAAAAGCAAGTTTGTAGCAACGCTTTCAAATTGTGCCCCAAAAGGATTCCATTTACTTGTATTAGTAGGAACTACACCTGAAAATGTACCAGCATCAATGCGAGCTATATAGAATATTCCATTATACTTTACTACATCTAATCTATACTTATTACCATAATAAGTAGTAGATCCGCTGTATATACCTTGATAAACCGCAGCAGGGCTTTCTCCTTGATCACCCTTATCTCCCTTGTCTCCCTTGTCTCCAGTTTCTCCCTTACCACCAGTAACACATATAGGAGAAGTGGTTGTAGAAGTACCGTTGGTATATGTTATAACTGATCTCGTCCATATATACCAACCGTCTTTCCAAGTAGGTCTGGTTGTACTCCACGATCCTCCAGATTGAGAAGTGGGACTACTTGATAAGTAGTATTGTTCAACAATAGATTTTACACCGATACCATTAGTTCCGCTTGCCCCCTTTCCTCCAGTGATACAAACAGCCTTTGTGTATTCTGTTGATCCATCTGTAAGCACTGTTTTAGTTCTTGACCAGATATATTTTCCATCCTCCCATGTTGGAGCAGTAGTTTGCCAACCGCTTGTTGGTGCTGTAGCATTTGAAGAGCTTTTAGCATACTCTACATCAACAGTATTTATACCTACACCATCCTTTCCATCGTAAGGATTGATACGGAAAGGTGTACACCAGTTCTGTACGAGTTTGTCGCTTTCTCCATTCTTATCCTTACCTATATCTGTAGCTGATAACGCACCGTCATAAAGCCTTATGTTATCATAGAATACGGAAGATCCGAACATGTTATCATCGTACATTGAAAATCCTACTACCTCTTCATTTATACTTCCAGTCTGCACCAGTGAACCGTTAATGAATATAGATACAGTTCTATCATTAAAACGCAATGCAACATGAAACCACGTGTTTTTTGATACTGTTATGCTTTTCTCTACATAATCTCTACCATTATATCCGTTTAGCATCCACCGTATAAGTGTCTGATCCGTTTTCATCCAGAAACATAGTGTAAAACTTTGGCCGAATGGAAGATCCCAGTTTATCTGGCATTCCGCATTTTCGCTAAGATCAACGGCATATCTGTTTCCGTCTTGAATAACGGAAGCTCCATTTCTAAGCGAACCAGAAATTCCATGCCCGGTAATATCCTTAATCGTAGTTTCTCCCTGTTGTACTGGAATATCAAACACTTTCTTATCCGATAGACCGGACTTCTTAGCCATCGTACACCACAAGTATTCCAGTGCGCCAACGGTCGGCATTGTCGTACTCCACCCATCCGGATTCTCCGCATCAGCATCCAGAGCCGGAGGTGAAACGGTAGATCCATTTTTGGAATACCTATATTCATAGTATTCTCCAGTGGTTGCATCGCTACCAGCCGCACCACTTTCTCCCTTGATCAAACTCCAAGTGTAATCAGTGGGGTTGTCACTGTCTTTCTGTATGAAGTCCACATATTGCCCAATGTATGCTCCCGGATCTTCACCGTTGTTTGCAGTGAACGACAATCCTCCGTTATCGCTGTACTTAATATGCAGATATGAAGTCTTTCCATCTTCTCCATTTACGCCCGGCAATCCGTCCTCACCATTGAATCCCTTAAATCTTGACCATGTGTATTTTTTCGGGTCGGTGCTATCCTCTTGCGTATAGTCCACATAAGTACCTATATAGTCAGACGGGGTTTCTGTCATTTGTGAGGAACTGGTTGGATTTTGAACGGAAGAGTATTTGATATGGAAATAGCTCGTTTTCCCATCTGCACCCGGAACGCCCGGCAAACCATCATCACCCTTAAACTTGCTCCAAACATAATCTTTCGGATTTGTGCTTTCTGTAGCCGTTTCTTTGTTTGTAGCAATACCGATATACATTGTTGAATCTTTCGGCTGCTGATACATCGGGTTTCCATCAGCATTGTCAGAGTATGCAATCCAAGTGTATAGCGTTTTGCCATCTTCGCCCGGTTCTCCCGGTACTCCGTCTTTGCCCGTAATGTCAGACCACTTGTAATCATTCGGATCGTTGCTTTCTGTTGGAGTTTCTTTGTTGTACGCAAATCCTATGAATCCCTTTCCTGTAGGATCGTCAGAAATTCCGCCTCCGTTTACATCATCGGCATACCTTATCCAAGTGTAGTAAGTCTTTCCGGGTAAACCATCTTCACCGGGTAAACCATCATCGCCTTTCTGTCCCTGCTGTCCTTTGGCTACCACATCCCAATAAGTTGTATTTGTCGGTTTCACGCCCTTAGTAGGATTTGGGTATTTGTATCTGTAGGTGCAAGTTTCCGCACCGTTGCTGTAGCTTACTTCATCACCATTATAGTACACATAATCATCACGGTATGTACCACGATACACACCGATAAACGAAACATCGCCAGAATCACTAAGCAAGCGTACATTATGCAAAGTAAGCTGTTTCAGTGCCGTTACATTCCAGTCTATAGAACTGGTGGGATCGCCTATCCTAAATTTATTTCCGTCCAGATCCAAATAGCACTCCCCGTCACTGGTTACAATAGTTCCAGTTGTGATAGTCTTTCCGTTGATACGGGTAAATCCATAAGTAGTTACAAAGTCACGGAAATTATCATCAGGATATAGTGAACTAATAATACCTATCTGGAAATAGTAGTTGTTCGGATCTTCGGTAGGCTCAAACTTGTATGGTGTCTGCGTAACGATAAACACGCCATTCGTTCCAGTCTTACTACACTTCGCAAACACATAGTAGCCGCCTTGCTCCGATAGGGTAACACTCAATTCTCCTAAAGTCCATTGCTTTATGGTTGTTTCATCTATGGTAAGATGTGCCAGTATTCCAGAAGAAGCATCAAACCTGTTTGCATTTCCGTTTACATTGGCTTGCATAACAACTCCGATCAAAATAAACTGCTGGCTCTTTGAGCCAACGGTAAGCATGTTCGTATCAATGGAATTAGGACGTATGTTTTCAGGGTCAAAATAACCGTCCGTATCATACACCATATTCCTTAGCTCTTCGGTAGTGCGCCATCCCCTACGTGCTTTGCTCAAATCTTTCAGGCGGTTTGCCTCTATGATCTTATTATGCTCTATCACATCTATCACAGTCTGCTGGCTTATTGATATGGTGGTAGTGTCGGATAGGGTTAGGCTGTAATCGTGATCCACAAGCAAGTTACGACTTATCTTCTGTATTCTTATGCTCTTCTCCACACCGAAACGCACATCACGAACTGGCACATAATCCCCTACCTTGAACACGCTGGTTTCGCTATCATCCGGCATATTCTCCAGAAAATATGAGCGGTCAAATGTCAAAGCATACTGCACTCTGGACTGTGTGCGTGGCTTGAAATCATCATATCCGGCATACCACAAATCTTCTTCTGCGTTTTCCTCATAAGATTCTGGCAAATTTATATCCGTAATCTTATAGTCATTACCAACTTCAATGCGGAAAGCATCATTATCAGTTGTAGGTATTGTTAAACCTCTTTTGTCAGTGAAAGGTATGATCGTGAATTTCTTTGAAGAATGGTCATATCCACCATCTGCTTTTATTTCAAACTGTTGCCCGGCAAGCCTACCAGAAATGAAAGTAATCTTAGCTGTAACTCCATTGATTAGATATTTTGTTCCGTTATCGTCTTTTTCGTTCAAATCGAAATCCATTGTATCATCTATAAATGAATTTATATCATCCTCAACAATGGCTGTCACCTTTCCTGTACGCTTAGGATAAATATCATCATATTGTGCGCTATCCTCTTCGCTTCCTATTTCCTGTGCCAGTTCAACATCTTCAATGTAACGCTTGCTATCATCATCAATTCCTATCATTTCACTGTTAGCAGGAATAACAGTACCATCAGACAAAGTATGTTCATTCTTATTCATGCGTTTAGGGAAAGGTAATTGCAAACGCTCTGAATAATCCCTGTAGTTGCTCCTTATGTTGGTTGTTCCACCCTCTACCCATAGACGGGTAATAATGGCTTTATCATCCACCTTTTGATCTTTCAGAGTGAACAATCCTCCACCTTTTCCCCACTCGAAATAGTCCGCTCCGCTTGGTGGAATAACCTTTGTACCGAACTTACCGATATGGATAGTACGCACTCCGTTGTCTTGAGAAATACGAAACTCAAGTTTGAAATTATCATCACTACACAGAGATTGCAATACCTGTAGGCAGTTCTGTTTTGAGAATGAAATTGTGCGTGGCTCTGTGTCTGGGCAATTTTCTTCATCAAAAGCCCATAATCCCGGATAGTCACGGTTCATGTTGTATATAATAACTTTGACGAAATCCCGAATGGAATAAGTCAGATCAAAAGTCATAGCAGTAGATTTTCCGCTTTCTTCTGCATTCCTGTATTGGGTTTTCATAAGCTCATACATCACTCCGTAGAACACTGCATCATACTGGTAGTATCTATCAGTTTTCATTTCACGGGTGGCACGTGTTCGGATCGTGTACTCTTCACCGCACACTATAATCTTATCGCCTTTCTCAAAATCCATTAATTCGGTGGATATGATAGACAACTGTATGTTATCATCACCCATAAGAGAAATGTTCTGCGTTGCCGATTTTACGGTACAGAACGGATCTCTGCTGAATAGCTGTATAGATCCGCCTTTTCGCTTGATTACTTCAATATTTCCCATATCACGATAGCATTAGTTGAAAATTCCTCTATGTCCTCAATAACACCACTGACAATAATATCGTATTCTCCGGCTTCTGAATAGGTGTGTACCAATTCTACATCTGTACCATGCACATTGAATGTGTGGCTTCCATCTCCCCAATACACATTAAGGAACTTTGTACTGGTAACGGTTATGGTGGCTTTGCTGTTTGCATTTCCGATATGCCGCAAAACCCTTTTCACTGGCTCGCACTCTACCAGTTTCAAAGAGAATGTGCCAACCATCAGATCATTGTTGTATGTACCCCAATTCTTTTCCACATCCACATCATCAGGCACATACACCTCATACACCAACGGCTTTGCTTTTCCGTCATACTCACATTTCAGACGTACCGTACCCTCTTTGTCGAATTGCTCCATAAAAAGATTAACCCAGTTTACAAACTCAGATCGACTGGAAGCCTCTATAAAACAGTCAAGCGTAATAGTCCGCTCCTTGTATCGTGGTCGCTTCAAATCAACAACCTTTCCGTGATAGTTGTCCCAATCTACTTCCAGACTTTCCTTTCTTTCCAGCCTACCAATAAGCCCGGAAGAAGCGGAAACGTAAACGCCAAAGTCTTTAGTGTTCTTACCGTCTATGTAGTATTCAACATCTGTATTTCCCTGTAGCTTCATAATCTCTGCCGCTTTCTTAGCTACATTGAACAAACGCAATTCATCAATAAGGGACTTTGTACCGTTAAGGCTCTCATCATTCAGTGATAGACCTTTCGGAGTGCCGGATATGGTATCTTTGAAGATCCGGCTTGTATTCTGGTACACCTCGAATGTGTTACCGGACTTCACAAATGCAAAGAAATACCAGTTGTTAGGCATTACGTTCACCCATTGCTCCAGATAGTTATCCACACCTTCAAAGTTCAGAAGCCAGCCCAGTTTGTTTGTTGCCGGGTACACATAGCAACACAGCGTGAAATCTCCGCTTAGGGGTATAGCCTTATCCGTCTGGCACTCACCAGCACCATTCATAGATAAAGATTTTCCACTTTTCGCTATTTTTGAAAAGGTTGCACCATCAGAAAGCGTTGCATCAGCCCTGCTTAATGAAAAATCGTATGCCTTGATACCGTCCGGATCATCAAACGGTAAGTAGAGGATTAAATTATTGTCTATCATATCCGTAAGTCTTTTTATTTGTTCGTATAATCTTAACACTTCCACCAACGGTTTCAACGGTGGCATTACCGTACACATTCACAAGCACCTGTGCATCGCTGCCAGCCACAGCGATAGCAAGGTACGAATCATCGAAAACGTCAATGGTCACAATAGCATGATCGCCAACAGTTACAGATGCTTTGGAGTTGTGCCGGATATAGATATTGGAAACGGTAAAGCCGTCATATTCCAGCATTGCTTTGCAGTCACCGTTAAGCACTACATCTTTCCTGTTTCTCTCCACCACATCATCATCCACATACACACCGTAATCCTCACACCTCCCTTTGAAGTTTCTGCGTATGAAGTCCAGTGTTGGGTAGTCATTCTTTATGCAGAAGTCTATCCCTCGTATATACAATCCAGCAAGGGAATCCACACCCAAATCAGGTTTGAGTTTCATTTGCCATAAGCGGCATAATCCCTTTGCTATTCCATCCTGTTTGATTTGATGCACCAGTTCCATAATTACGATATTCCTTGTGATAGTAATGAGTTGTCTTTGTTCTCAATCCTTTTCAGGGTTTCTTTGATCTCTGTCAGTTCATCAGCACTTACCTTTGTGTTCTGCGCTATTTGAGCCTGATAGATAATGTTCTGCTTCATTATTGCTATCTGGTCACTCTGGTTGATCACAAAGGCATTCAACCGCCCGGCAATCACACCGCCTGTTTCCTCGCTCATAGAAGTAACAGCACCAGTAAGGGGATCTGATTCCTCTTCTTCTTCTGTCTGATCCTTTATCCAGTCACCTACACCCTCCAGAGCCATATTGAACTTATCCGCACCCTCCTTAACCATTTCCTCAAACCGTTTCTTTTCATAGTCAGAAAGTACACCGTCTTGCATGGCTTCACCAAGATAAAGCACGGCATCATTAATGGCTTTTGCAAGGAACTGTCGTTTCAATGCTTCCACAACCGCATTTTTCAGCGTTTCTTTTGTAACTTCTCCCAACGCTTTTGCTGCATCCTCACCTTGACAATAAGCATCTACCAGAGCATCTGCAAAATCATCAATCGCTGTTTGTACATCAGTCCCGGCAAGAGTTTCAAGCATATCACGCTCCAGATCCTCAATCTGTGTATCAATATCCTTAATTGCTTCTTCATATTCAGCAATCTTATTGTTGTCTGTATCCTTTTTATCCTTTTCTGCTTGTATCTGCTCTTTGATAAGTTCTTGTTGTTTACGAAGATTCTGTTTCTGCAACTCGTATATCTCAAACATATCTCCGTTATTTTGTTCTTTCTCCAGAGCATTTTTGAGTTCTTTTATTTGTTTTGTAAGTTGTGCATATTTAACGAAATCCCAGCTTTGTAAAGCTACTATCTTTTGTTGCTCTAAAGCTGCGATCTCATCTTCAATTCCCTGTAACCTTTGTTGATGTGCCGCCCTTTCCTCATCACTATAAACCCAGAAAGTCTGGTCGTATGAGTGTTGAAGTCTATCAAATGAATTGGATAGAGAATCTACTTCCATTTGTATGTTCTGTATTCTTTCTTCCAGTTCATCATCATTGTTAAACAGTCCGGCAATCCACTGGATAGCTTGTAATGCAATGGATATTGCGGCAAGTATAACAGACCCTTTTTCTGCAGTTGCTATAGCTGCCGACATAGCTATACCAGCGGTTGCAACACCCTGTATCATGGCAATAGTGGATTTCCCTGTTTCGCCCAGTAAATCCCCCAGAACATCACAGCTATCTATGGCATCATTAACGAAATTGAAACATCCCTCGGTTGCATCAGCAAGGTTGCTCCAATCTGTCTTTATCTGCTTTGACGTTTTCTTTGATCCATCCTGCTGCTTTTTGAATACCTGTGTAAGTGAATTTCCAAGAGCCTTGAACGGATTCACATCAAGTATCTTCTTCTTTGCCTCATCCAGTTTATCCAGAACTGCGCTAAGGTCTGCCGGATTTAGTTTAAGATCTGCCGTATTCATCTTACTTTGAATATCCTTAACCAGTTTGTCTATTTGCTCAACGGTCAAAGCATCCAGATCCGAAAACAGATTTTTCCAGCTTTCACTCTGCATGAGGAAAGAAGCGTTTAAGGCAGAAAGAGCCTCGTTCTCGCCATCATTCAGTTTTGCCAGTATCTCTTCATTATTTTGCGAAATGGCTTGTGAGCGCAACATCGCATACTCATCCTGAATTGCTTTCTTTTGTTCCTCATAACTACGATAGTTTGTCAATATCTTTTCCTGTATTTCCTTATCGGCTTCCGCTTGCTTCTCCGATACGAAAAGGCTTGCTTCCGCTTTCTCATCTTCACCAACAAGCCCTGTACTTCCGTTTGCCAGCCTTTCTTTTGCATCGGCTATGGCTTGTACCCTTTCAGCAAGCGTGGTTGCTTGTGATATTGCTTCTGTCACACTTTCCTTGAAAAGATCCATTGCTGACTTTGCGCCCGTGATCTCATCGTATTGCATATTCAGGGAAATAAGATGGTTTCCCTCACCCTCTGTCAATGTTCCGGCTTGCTTCTTCTGGTTCATTTCAGCTATCTGGTTTTCCAGATATTGTTTGAATGAAGCACCTCCTTTCAGTAGGTTTGCAAACTGTGTGTTCGCCACATCTTCCCCAAGATTCCTTACCCATCTGAAATACAGTTCATACTGCTGTTTCTTGTAGGAAATTTCACCGTCAAACAGCTTATTTTGTTCTTTTTGGTAGCTGGTATTCTCAATGCTTCTTCTCTCATCGAATCCATCTTTCTCCTTTGCAGTCAGCCCTCCTTTTCCGGCCGATTTCCGTGCTTTCTCCAGTTCTCTTTCCTCACGGTCTATTCGATCCAGATTCTCTTTGTGCTGTAAGTCCAGAACGGCTTTTCGTTTCTCATATCCATCTTCCATGATAGAGATCCTTGCCTCCTCCAGCTTTCGATCAGCTTCCAGTTGCTTATCTCTCAAAGGATCTGTATTATTAGCATTTTTCTGTCTGGTGGAAGTCTTTGGCAACTTTGATTCAAGTCCGTTTATGGTTTTAGTCAGTTCCTTGTATTTGGCACTGTTGATAACCACATTGGAACGCTCTTCTTTTAGCTGTTTGATACGCTCGTTTATGCCAGATTCCGTGTTAAGGTTGGCAGTTTTTTTGTCCCTTGCGCCAGTAAGATCATCCATCAGTTTTTTAAGGCTTTGTAGTTCCGTTGTGTCGGCCTCTACCTTTACTTTCTTGGAATTAAGCGCATCAATTTGGGATTGGGTTTCCTGTATCTTCTTATCAAGATCTTCAAAGGACATACTTACATAGTCCACACTGTCAGTTACTGGTGTGGAATCCTTTGGGGAAAAATATGCACTAAGACTATTATCAACTTGTTTAATAGCCTCGTTCATTTCCTTAGCCTTATTGATCTGTGAGGTAAGGTAGGATTCAACTATTCCCTTGAATCCGGCTATCTCCGCATCGGTGGCTTTGGTCGCTGCCTTAGTTGAGTTCAATATGCTTGCTATTACCTCATTGTATTGCTTTGTGAACGCATCCCCGGACATGGAAGCAAGCAACTTTGCGTTATCCTCAATCTGACTTCTTATAGCCTCCTGTACAGCACCTCCCATGTTCCGTATGTTTTCAGAGGCATCATATATCGGGACTTCGTATGAATCACCACCAGTGCTACGGTTAGTTATCGTTCTTTTCTTTCCAGTATCATAGCTTGCATTCCCCAGATTCTTTATGAAGTTTGCATAGTTTTCATCCGACTTCTCCAGATATTCCTGTAGCTCCTGCTCGACATACTTAGCCTTGATCTTTTCGGCTGTAGTCTGCTGGATTGCGGCTGTCAGTTCGGCATACTTCAACTTTTGCTCATCAATGGTAGCATTCTCATCAAGCAAGGTTTTGTTATACTCCTTGCAAATTGCATTCACCTTGCGAATGGCATCACCATGTGTTTTTGTCCCTTTCTCCGTATTGCGAATAATGGCAAAAAGCAAATCCAGATTATCAATCTGCTTTTTGGTGGTGTCCTGAAATTCTCCCATTGCATCAGTGGCTTCCTCTTCGGAGCTTTTGAACAATGTTAGCGCACTAACCAGCATTCCAACCAGTGAAAGAATCCACCCTATAGGATTACTCTTCATGGAAGCCCAAAGAGCTTTCATTGCAAGGGTAGCTTTCTTCGTTATTGATGTTAGTGCAGTCGTAACAGCCGCTTGTGTTGTCTTTGCCGCTGTGTCAGCCACAGAAGCGGATGTAGCCTGTCTCGTGGCTGTAGCCTCCAACTGCTTGCGTTTTGTATATAAGTCCGTTTGAGCGGCTAATGCGGCTTTTCTGGCGGCACTCTGGTTGTCCTGTGCTGCCTCCAGTTTCTTTTCAGCCGTTGCAATTCTGGTGGCATCACCAGCTTGTCTTGCCCAATACAATTCATACCGTGCCATTTCGGTTGCTTGCATGGCAGAAACAGCCGTTTGTTTGGCAGATTCCATCTTTTGCGCTGCCGCCTTGACATCGGTACGCATAGCCTCCAGAGTGGCGGCATTGTTCCTTTGTTTCGCTGCCACTTCTTGCTCCAAAGCGGCACGATATACGGAACTCTTAGCCGATAGGTCAATTTTGCTAAGTGCCTCCCTTTGCTCAACCGTCAACACGGATGTAGCTACGGCCTCATAATTGGCAGAAGAGGCGGTAAGATTTAGGTTTGATAAGTATTCCTGTTGTTGGACTGTCAATAACTGCTGTATGGTAGCAATTCGGAGTTTCTTTGCCAGATTGGATTGCTCTTCCGCTGTAAGTTCATTTTGCAAGGATACAACATGAGCCTGTTGTGCGGCTGTCATAGCCTTTGTTTGAGCTGCTGTTTGTCCCGTTATGTTGGCTTCCGCTTTCAGTAAGGCTATCTTAGCCTGTTTTACGGTATTGTCTATCATGGCAATACCTGTGTAGCCCTTTGTCGCAATGGTATTCAGTACGATTGCCGCCTTATAGCTTCCGTAAGCAATGGTAACAGCCTGTACGATACGGATAATCTCATCAAGATTTTCAACAAGTCCGATTGCACCCTGAATAGCCCCAGCAAACAAATCTTGATTCTCTGTGCCAAGTTTGTTAAGAGCACTATCCCAAGCATCGCCCAAATTGGAAAGCATACCAGTAAGTGATTTACTTTGCTCTTGCATGAGGTTGAAGTAAATACCGCCCTCACTGGTCATATTCTTAAATGCCTTTTCAACTTCCGGGAATCCTACTTTACCCTCTGTAATCAGCTTGTTAAGTTCCTGCCTGTCTGCGTTAAGAACTTTTCCCAACTCTTCATAGATAGGAATACCACGCCCGGCAAATTGGCGAATATCAACCGTGTATGCTCTTCCTTGCGATCTCAATGTTCCATACAGATAGATAAGATCGCCAAGTGGCGCACTTACACCAGAAGCCACATTACCCAGCATAACGATCTCATCTACTACGCTTTCTACGTTAGAACCGAAAGCAAGCATCTGTTTTGCACCTTGTGCTATACTGGTAAGATCAAACGGAGTTCTGGCGGCTGTATCTACAAGTTGCGACATAAGCACCTGTGATTTTTCGGTGCTTCTCAACATGGTATTGAAAGCCAGTTCAAGTTGCTGGAATTGTCCACGAACTTGAACTATACTTTGTACAAGGCTCATCATTCCCTGCCCAACAAGGTAGGAAACAATATATCTCGCTCCGTTTTGTGCAAAGGTCAGGAACGACTGTTCCATTCGGTTTGCTTCCAGCACGGCATTATCAGAAGCGTTTTTTATATAACGCCCCATCGCTTCGCTTGATACCTTGAAATCATCTATATCAAGAGTGGCTCTGAATGCTAATGCTCCACCTATATTTTCCATACTATATTAAACCTTTGACATAGTTTTTAATATCTTCTTTCGTTTTGAGTTCCCTATGGATAACCTTGCCTCCCTGCGGTGGTTTCGGCAACCCGTTCTCATCCGTTTCTGTTTTCGGCATCGGCTTAGTCTTTGCCATATCTGCCAACATGATCTCTACATTCATCCAAGAGATACCCCAGAGCAAGTAATCATAGCTCCAGCCGAATAGTTTCAGCAATTCCGCACGATTACCCCAAGGGCTGTTTAGCCCTGTTACTCTATCATATCCGCTCTGCTCTTCGGTTTTGTTGTCCCTACTTCCCGTATTGATATGATAGAGGACGTAAAACCCCCGGCATTCATCATCTGGCTTATCACATCGGCAAGCTGCTTCAAGCGTGGTACTGTCAGATGCTCAATGAAGAAGTCACGGAGTATCTTTGTCTGTTTGCTTACGGGATTGGTTATTGATCCGTTGTTGATTACTGCAACTGCTGCTATCTCTGCCATGATTGAAATGTACTTGAAATACTTCTTAGCCTCTTGCGTGGGCTGTTCCTGTATCTTTTCCTCATTGAGTTCTATTTGTAGGTACAGTTTCCTCAAATAGTCAATAGTACCCAGATAGAGCGGCTTTACATGGAACTGGCGCATATACACCTCTACCATCTTACCCTTATCTGTGTCCGGCAATTCCATCACAGAAACATTCCAATCTTTCGGAATCCGTCTGTCATGCCATACCTTTACATGGTTAGGGAAATGTTTGTTCCACCAGCGCACCCACTTTGGCGGCTTCACCGGGTTAATCTTCAAAGGCACGGAGAATTTAACTCCCATCTGTATTAGTGCCTGTATCGCTTGCTCTTCTATTTCAAGCTGTTGTTCTCTTGTTAGTTCTTTGGACTTTTCTTCCATATACATTTCTGTTAAAAAGAAAGCCCCCTACGTTGTTTGCAGGAGGCTTTCCTGTTACATAAAAGCATCAGGATTACGCTTTAGTTGGGTCTGTCATAGCCTCATCAATTTGCAATTCAGATTGATACTGAATTGTGAGAGGAACAAGGCATATTCCCTTTGAAGAGTAAGTGATCTCGAACTTCGGAATAATACGAACATTCGGGCAACCAATAAACAAACCCTCTTCCGGCTGTTGCCAAATAGCAAATTCCTTATAAGGTAGTTTCTTAGGTCTGATCCACTTTCTGTTTGGAGTTTCACCCTCAATGGTTCCTCCAAAATAACGTGCAAGCAATTCCAAATCTGGATCCATAAGAGAAAGTGATACGGTCGTTTCAGTTTCTCCCACCTGTGTAATCTTCTTATTAGAAGTTTCTGATTTATGTACAGTGGTTTCTGGATCAGAATCAGTAAGCTGGCAAGTATCTTGATAGACATCACCAAGATCTAACCATTTCTCACCTTTTGCTGGCATTGATCCATTTGTTTCCGCATCGGCAACATAGATCTTCTTTAATCCCATTGTTGATAATACTGGCATAATCTTAATTTTTATTGGTTAATTTCCTTTTCTCTAACTGTAATATCCAATGCGATAGAAACAAAGTGTTCGTTATGTTCAGGCTCTTTGATAGGTGGATTGATCAAACCGATATTCCAGTTGTAACCGCTCCCTTTCTCGTAGTGGTTCTGAAGCACTGCAATCACTTGTTTCCTTATCGCTATCAGTCTTTGGTAATCTATCCTGTACACAGGTGGATTTTTCCGCTTGCTCGCTATGTCTGGCACATGAATGTTTACGTTGATTTGCCCAAAACGCACGGATTCCTCACCGTCTATCGCATGGGGAACTATAATCACATCTTCTTTGCTGTAGTCGTTACGCTCGTAGTCAATGCTGCCTGTAATCATGTTTTTTACCTCACTTTCCATCAGCATTTGATACACACGTACCGCTATTTCTTCCGTTGTAATCATAACACACCTCCGAATAATTCATTTGCCTTTGCCTTAGCTTTAGCCATAAGCGTATTCATGGCTGCTGGAAAATCCTTTTTGGCTTTCAATTCCGCTGGCAGAATCACATTGTACCCCTTAGCCTCAACGTAGGCTGCGTAATTCATTCCGGCCACTATAATGAGAGAGAAAGCGTCCGGCAAGCTGTTAGCCATCTGCATAGCCACATTAAGGCTTGCTTTAGCTCCCTCATTGTTAGGCTGGTTTTCCTCACTAAAGTATTCCAGTTTCTTGTTACGCACTATCGCATAGGATATTGAGTTTGTGAGGTTTCCCGTCCTGTCAATATAGCTGTGCTTCTCCTTAGCGTACTTCACAAGGCTTTCGCCAAGAAACTTCAAAAGGTAGAGTGTGGCGTTTTCAAGTCTTGCTTGAAACGCTTCCACTGCTTTTGAAATGACACTGCTATGATTATTTGTCGGAACTATCCCCATATCTCAATGTATCTTCTGTTAAGGTTATCCACGCCTTGAATCTCGAAAACTGACACCTTGCCATCCTCGCTTGTGATCTGTACTGGCGTTGCAATATCCAGCGTACCTTTGAAGCACTTCGGTATAAGTACATCGTAGGTATAATAGAACATTTGCCCGTCTGTACCGATTTTCTGTTTGGCTGGCACGAAAGTTTCGATCTGGCACTCACAACCGTTGATCCAGTCGCCCGTTAGAGGCTCTGAAACAATAAATCCGGTGTTCGGATCTCTTTGCCCGTCCTGAATCTCCTTGTATTTGAAAGTACCGTTATATCTCATGGCTACCACCTGTTAGATCCGTCCGTGATAGACGATACTTCCACAAAATCCGACACTTCCAGACCGTTTTCACTGCAAATAGCCTTGATACGGTTCTTTAGCTCATCCACATCATACCCCTGTGAGGATTTTCCCATGCTGTCACTCGTAAGGACAACCAGTTTCTTTAATACCTTGATAGCGGCAATGGCAATAGGTTTCCTATCGGATTCCGCATCGTATTCTGCATCCAGATCTCCCACATTTGCATCAGCAAGAGCCTTTTTCAATGTGATAGGGCTTACGGTGTACGGTTCAAGTTCACCGATCAGAGCATCGTATTTTGTCAGATTTACCATCTTTAGACCTCCTTGTTAAGAAATTCAGAGAGTGAAGCGGCTTGCTCTTCCGTCAGTTCATCCAGTTTCTTGGAAACGCCTTTTACTCCGGCATTCTTGGCGGCTGGATTGCCGATTTCTTCAAGTGCTGCTTTCACCTCATCAAGTCCGTATTCTTTCTGCTGGAATGAGATTGTTTCAGGCTTCTTTTCATCAGCCTTTCCCTCATCACCATCATCAACAGAAGCAATTTCACACAAACCTCGTTTCACAAGGTCATTAACCCGGCTTAATTCGCTGGTGATAAGATGATCCCCAGACTTGTAGATAGTCTGGTGATCGTTCTTATCCTTGAATGGCTTTAATACTACCAGTTTCATTGGTTATCCCTCCGAAAGATTATTAATGCCCTCAAACTCCTGCTTGGTGCAATAGAAACGCTCGTTTCCGTTTGCATCTGCCGGGATCTCCTTTTCAGTAATGCCCCTTACCTGCATACAGATAATGGCATTAATATCCGTGATGATAGGAAGCAAACGACCTGATCCCTGCGTTACTTCACCTGCCACCTGACCAGTGGATTCACCCGTTCGCCACTTGGCAATACGGATTCCATTACCAGCGTTCATGTAGTCCACATCGTCCTCTTCCATGAGTTCGCTATCCTCAATAGAGGGCTGGATTTCACCGATAACTCCGGCTGGCTTGATACAGATAAAGTTGTGATTCCACGGTTCTACAGATTCACGCTTACCGTCCTTATCCTGTCCCATCTTACGTGTGATAACCGTGATATTCGGGATCTCATTTTCACCCAAAAGGGTTTCCATTTCGGTTTTGGTTACGGTCTGTGCCTGTTTGTCGTTTCCGTGTACCAGCAATCGTGTGGTTTGATCCATACGCAACCAGTAGTACAGATCCTGTGACATCAGGATTTCGCCCGGCTCAATTCCTCTTTGACGAAGATCGGCACAAATGGCAGCAAGCATAAGAACTGGCTTAACCTTTCCAGCCTTAGTGTTTGCCGTAGTCCAGTTGAAAGCCGAAATGAGCTTGTTAGCTTCATCCATGCTGTAATCAATCTCGAACTCACGACCGCCCGGATTGTTGATTGCTGGCTTGAACTGTGCGACACCCCAGTTGGAGAATGCCATAAGCGCAATGAAGTCCATGACATCCTTGCAGCCCAGATAAGCATCCTGCACATCTGCTTTGAGTGTCTTTTCAATCTCCCTTACCTTTTGAGCCTCAGAAAGACGGGGATTCTCGTACACTTCCATCAGCTTGCGATAGGTACGGGCGGACATAAAGAACTTGTGTCCCACACGGGGTATCTCCTTAGTCCAAATATCGAAGCCGTCAGAGCGTCTTTGAGGGGTAGGTGATTCATCAGCCAACAGCGTAGCCATGAAACGAAGCCGATACTTACCCATGATACCCTCCGCTGTCAGCGACATTTGAGGGGTATTGTAGGTAAACCAGTTATCGGAATACATTTTCTGGAACAAGGCTACTTCTCTTTCAGAAGCCTTGTCGAAAGCCTTGCGCCACGTTGCCAGAAAGTCAATAGGTCTGCCATCCTTGTACAGCCCTTTGAATTTTGAATAAATTGATTTCATACGTTAGCCTCCTTTCTTTAGAATGATTGAGTGAGTTTAACGTGTGGATTTGCTTTCAGGAACTTGCCTGTAGCATCTTTCTGGCTTGCCGGGATAGGCGGCACACGCCTTTCATACATTGCGTATTGCATCGTGTCAGCCGATACGTCAATACCAGTTTCATACTCGTTTACATCCACATCGTAAATAGTTACAGCGTTTGCCTCACCGATTTCAGCGGCATTGGAAGATTTCTCTACCACCTCCACCAGTACATCATCCTTTGCAAGCCCGGAGATCTCACCAGAGAGCGTGATAACGTAGTTCTCGTTCTTTGCTTCAATCTTGGTAATGGAAACAGCAGAGGCAAAAGTGCCAGATATAGCACCAGCCTTAGCCACCTTATCGCCAACAGCGAAGATCGGAGCGTAGAACTCATCCACCAAAAGGCGGACAACCTTTCTATCATCGCTATCTACCTCAACCACCTTAGCGGTTTTCAGCACGCTAACAAGCCGGGTTTGCTCATCATAGATCGCAAGTGTTCCTGCCGGGATAGTGTCACCAACATTGAAATGCTGTTTGGCAACATCCAGATTGAAACCGCCTTGCACGATAGAGGGCGCACCCGTGAATATCGGGCGTTCCCCTGTAAATGAGTGGGTTTTCCTTTTCATTGCGATTGTTATTTAACTGTGATTGATTCCAGCAAGCTATCCGCAGCCTCATCTATCTGTTTTTCGCTTGCTGCCTTTTTACCCTCTGAATCATCAGTAACCAGACCTGCCGTAATGAAGTCTTGTTTGAGAGTTGTTACAGCCTCTTCCACATCCTCATCATCAGAAATGGATTTGGCGAAACGGTCACGAAACTTAGCCGGAATGTTGTGCTTTGCCATAGCAGCGTTGATTTCTGCCATGCGTTTTGCCTTGCTTTCGCCAGCTTTCATCTTAGCCAACTCATCTTCCAAAGCCTTAATCCGCTTCTCATTCGGATCATCCTTTTTCTGGTCGGTGTCGTTAGTTCCGCCTTTGTTCCCTTTTTTGTCGGGATCATCGTCTTCACCGCCTTTGTCGTGATCATCCTTTTTCTTGTTAGCCCATCTGGTAGCTTCACCTTGCGTTTCCTTAGCAACGTCAGCTATCTGATTTGCCGTTGTTTCAATCGCCGCATCATCGGTCGAATCATCCTCAATGCTGCCACCCATTTTTTCGGTTATCGCTTTAAGGTACTTCTCCGATAGACCAGTGTCCTTACACAAGTCTTTCACTTTTTCAAAGAGTTTCTTATTCATACTCGAATTGCATTTATAGTCCGTTAATATGTGACTTCTACGACTGCAAATATAGAAAATAATTCCGTAGAAATGTGTTCATTGAACACAGAAAATTTACCGAGTTAATGTATTTATTTTCCGTGTATTAGAATTTAAGTTTGATTTTTACAGAAAAAAAGTCAGTGAATATTTGGTATATTACAAATAACAAACTATATTTGCAATGTGTTTAAGGAACACACTTAATAATGCAACACTAAAATTTATCGGATATGACACAGAAAGAATTTGAAGAAAGAACAGGCTTAAAGATTAAAGCTGGTGATTACGCTGAAATTGAGGAAATATACATGAACACAGAACTTGATAAAGACAAGTTTTGCGAACTATGGGTTAAAGATCCAACCTCACTAAAAGAGATTGAACGTAAAACAGTTCTGGTGCGTGAACTTTACGAAGAACGAAAAAGTATCGCAAACTTCCTGATAGATCAAGCGGAAAAATGGAGTGCGTCAGACCTAAGAGAAAAGGCAATATCCATGATAGGCGAAAAGGAGTATCTAAGGCGCAAGATTGCAAGAGGTTACAACTTGTGGGATGCTGATAAAGAATTATTAGATAGCATATTGAGAAAATAATATAATTTATAAACAGTGGGGAGCAATCCCCACACAATGCAACATCGAAATGGAAGCAACAGTTAATCAAGTAAAAGAGATCGTTTCAGTTCTTACAGAGGAACAACAACAGTTATTGAAAGACACTATCAAATACGGAGGATGGGGTGATTCAGATATGGAGTTTCTGGATGAAAACGGAAACATAGAAACGGTAGCAATGTATGGCTATTGTACAAATGACGCAAAAGAAGCAGGACACTTTTCAGGTAGAAAGATTTCCGCAATGTTTCGATCAATCTACAAGAAACTATGCCCAGAAAATCACAACCAGACAGGAAGATACATTTCACACTGTAACGATTGGTGGGGTGATGGTTCAGGTGATATGCTGTTTATCAGAACTGGATATTACAGAGCCTTTGAAGAATGGGCAAGGCAATAACAAAAAACGGGTGGGGAAACCCACCCTTAACCAATAAATGCAACACTGATATGAATAATCCAATTTACATTAGAGTGCTACAGCACGATAAGAACGACCAGATTAGAATAGGTGAATCCTTTCCTATTACAGATTTGGATAAGGCAGAAAAAAACATAATAGCCCAGTATGAAGCAAGAACGTCTTGGTGCGGTGGCTTCAAAGTGGCGTGTGAAAGATACTACAAACGTATTGCTATCGTCAATGCCGTTAATCTTAGTATTATGAGATTGATTTACAACGAATAATTTACAACTATGGGAATACTTAAAGATGCAATAATGGATGCCCTAAGAGAGCAAGGTGTAAAAGCTGAATGGGTTGGAGAAAAGCCAAAAGTGTTAAAAACGACTGCACAAAGCAAGTATGACGATCTGCGTAAGGTAGAGCGTAATTATACAAGAGGTGTACATAAAGCGAGAAAGGAGAACAGATAA